ACGACAGCGGCGCGCATCGGAGATCAGCTGTTCACCGTGACCGTCCAGCCCTTGCCCTCGAGATTGGCTTTCGAGGTCAGGCCGGCGGCGGAGGGGATGGCGTTGGTTCCGAGGGACAGGTCCACCGTTCCGTTGCTGGCGCCGGCTGCATCCAGAGCAGCAAGTACGCCATCGACTTCGGATTCTGGCAGGCCGCATCCGGAAGCTACTACAGTGACAAGGAATGGGCACCCGCCCACAGAGAGTGCCGCCAAGCCGTTGTTATCTGACAAATCAACCCGGCTGAGAAGCGGACAGGAACTGACATCGGCAGACGCCATAATGCCGCAGGTATAGGCACTGACTGTCACAAGTGCAGCACATCCAGATGCGTCCAAAGACTGGGTTGTGCAGCCAACAATATCGACAAATTTAACGACCGCATCGTCGGCCAACACCAGCGGGCTGCTGTATTCATCGGACCGGAAGAAGAAATACTCCCCAGCCCTGCTGACTTTGTTCGCCATGTTACTCGCTCCAGATCAGATAGTTGCCGTCTGCGTCGGTGAGGTAGTTGCCGGATGCATCGGTTAGGGCGTTGGCGGGACCGGCCGGTGCATCGCCCGACATCGCCGCGAATTGCCCGAGGCGTGGATCGCCGGGCGCCATGATCGGCGGCATCAGCGGAGACGCCAGCGGCGGGGTCAGGGGGTTAGGCACTGAAGGCACCGCAGGCGGCGCTACCACCAATGCGGCTCAGGATGTAAACGCCGGGGCCGATTAGGACTGTGGCCGGATTCCGTGCCGTCAGCTTGCCGATCTCGAAGTATGCGGCGTCATCATCCTTGATCAGTATTCGAACATCGCAGCCAGGAGGCACCGCCGTGAGGCCCACAGCATCCTTGAGGCCGACCGTGACTGGAGCCCCTGCTATCACCGTCACTTCCGAAGAATTGGCAGCGGTGGTGCCGACTGCCAGGATTTCAGTTGCCATGATCAGATGCTCCGAAGAGAGGTTTCAATGTCGGCGCGCGCGAAGGCGGCGATGGTGGTCATGCGGCTACAGTTGACGATCTCGACGCCGATTTCGGCCAATGCCGACGGCAGCGTGTCGAAGGCCTGGCGCCATTTGGCGAAGAGCGTGTCGTCCGGGTTCCGCAGTGGCGCCGGATGATCGCCGTGCCAGTGCAGCTTTCCGGTCGGATCGGCGCCACAATCGAAGCCCAGCAGCAGGATCCGCGCGGCGCCCAAATGGCAGGCCAGATTGATCGCCTGATAGCCGGAGTTATTGCCGGTGGCCAAGTATGCGGGATCGAGGTCGAGGCCGGTGACGCGTGGTTCACGGTAGCGAAGATGACGAACACCGGGCGGGACATCCGCCTCAATGCTGACCTTCAGACCCGGAAAAGCGACGGCCTCCGGGTTGTGCTTCCACCATTTCGCATCGCAGCCATAGATCAGATCCGACCACGGCGCCTTGCGGAATGTGCTGTTGACGGCGATGGCGATGACGACGCCCTTGGCGTGCGATTGGCGGACGGTTTCGATGTCGTGGTCGGTGAGCGATGGGCCGGATGCCAGAATGACGAAGGTGCGGCCCGGCCAGAGGCGCGGGCACACCCACGGTTCAGAGGTCAAGCGGTCGCGGCTTCGGTGCCGGCGGGTTCGGCCTCGGGTTCGGCGGCACGGCGGGCGAGTTCGGCCTCGATGGCTTCCTTGGCTTCGGCCTTGTTCGCGGCTTCCGTGGTGTCGAGGCCGAGGCTTGCTGCATAGGCGTCGAGTTCGGCGCGCTTCATGGCGTCGAGGTCGATGGGGTCGGATGGGACGGGACTAGGGACATCGGCCGGGGCCGAATTGGTGGACTCGGTGACCGAAGCCGGCGCCGCATCACCAATCAGGCCCACCTTCTTCAGGCCCTCGGCCATGGATCCGAACTCATACTCCTTCCCGACCTCAAGCATCGAGGCGCTGACGCCATCGAATGAGCACCGGAAGGCCTTCAGGACGACGTGCATGCGACTGACCTCCTATGCCTTAGATCGTGATGACCGGCGGCGCGGCGACGCCAGCGGTTCCGAGCAGAACCCAGCCAACGGTATCGTCGACATAGCGGAGAGCAGCGCCGTCGCCGGCATCGGCAAAGACGATCGTGGCGAAGCCGGTTTTGGTGGCCGGGGTGAGCGTACCGGTGCCGCCGCCGTCAACTGTTAAGGTGATGGTAATGACCTGACCTGGCGTGCCGTTGGCGAGCGTCAGCGCCTCGGCATCGGCGCCGGTGGTTTTGGAGACATGGGCTGCGGTGAGCGGAATCGCCAAGACATCGGCAGCGACGGCGACGTTTCCATCGAGGCCAATGCCTTCGATCGAGCCACCGGATTCGACAGTGATCTTACCGCCATCGGCGATGACGAGTTCTTCGCCGCCCTGCTTGATGTAGACTTTCGTCAGATAGGTCGTGTCGGTCATCGGAGCGATCCTTTCTTGGGGGACAGGTTCAAATCAAGGTGGCTTCTGGGTCGCGCGCACGATGCGCGGTGACAATCAATGTCCGGCCCTTGATCTCGGGCTCGACGTCGGATTCCTTGCCGGCCTGGCCATGCCAAGCGGCGATCTCGAAACCGGCCGTTTCGATCAGGGCCTTGAATTCGTGGCGGTGATAGTGCCGGTGGTGAAACTTGACGCTTGGACCGAACGGGAAAACGGCCTCATTCGGCACCGAGGCGATGAGCAGCGGCGCCAGATCCCGGCATTTCAGCAGGACCGGCAGCGGGCTTTCGATGTGCTCGATCGTCTCGAAAGAGACAACGGCATCGAGCTTTTCCGAGAGGTCGAGATCTTCAGCGCGGGCACAGCTATGGCGGATGTTGCGATGCGCGTAGTGCTCTTGGGCGTAGGCGATCGCTTCCGGCTCGGCGTCGACTGCGATGACGGTATGCCCGGCTTTCGCCAGGATGAAGGAGCCGTAACCGGTGCCGCAGGCGAGATCGGCGACGCGACTGGCTGGCGGCAGCACCTTGGCAGCCCACTGATATCGCGCCAAGTGATCGCGGCGGATACAGTCGAGCGTTGGAGAGACCTGTCGTTCGCCGGAGGTGAGGTTGTTGCGCGCAAGCATAGAAGCGAGACCGGCGGGGCCGAAACCCCGCCGATATCTTAGTCTGCGACCGCAGTCGACGCCGACACGGTAGCGCCCTGGGTGGCGGGCACCGTTTTAGGCTTGAGCAGAACGACGGTGTCACCAAAGGCGATGTTGGCGACGCTTGAGGTCAAGACACCCTGGATGAATTCGTATCCGGGGTTCTGCACCTCGACCATCAACAGGGTGTTATTGATGTCGTCATTGACGGCGCAGGTCTTGGTCGCCACTGCGCCGGTAATCGCGGCCATGCCGCTGTCTTGGTCGGCAGTATTGCCTTCGATGGTGAGCGCGGCAACGCCGGTCGCGGCGCTGTCGGTGATCGGCACAATGAAGAGCGCCGACTCATAGTCGCTCATATCGATGCGGGACGAATTGTCGTCCGTGTTGCTGGCGGCAGCCACCGGGGCGTTGACCCAGCGGGCCTCCACGTTGTTCAGAAGTCCGTGCGTGTTCATCTTGTCCTCCTAGGACCGATGTCGGGGGTAAGGAAAGGGAGAGGGATCCAGATGCCTGGACCCCTCAGACTTCAGCGGAGGGGATCGGCCCGTTACGAAGCGGCGATCTTAAGCAGTTTGATCGCCTCAAAGTTGGTGACGTCGCCACCGACGCGCTTGCGCGAGTAGAACTCGACAAACGGCTTGGCCGAGTACGGGTCAACCAGGGTCGAAATGCCGAGGCGATCGACGATGGTGTAGCCGCGGTTGAAATTGCCGAAGGCGACCGCGAGCAAACCGGCACTCACGGCCGGCATGTCGGCAGCCTCACGGACCGGGTAGCCCAGGAGAAGCGACGGCTTGCCGGCTTCCTGGCTTTGGCGCCAGATGTATTGGCCGTTGCCATCCTTCAAAAGAAGGACAGCGCCGACCGAAGCACGGCGCATTAGGAACACGGCGCCGGCAGCGTAATCTTCCTTGAGGGCCGTCACGAGATTGATCAGGCCATCAAACTGGATCGTGGTCGCGGCACCGGAGACGATCTGTTCGATCGTGCCGCGGGTCGTACCGGCGGCATAGGTGATGATGCCGCGCGGCTTCTTGATGCCGTTGCCGGAGATAAAGCCGGTCGCTTCGATGCGGCCGAACTTCTCGCCGACTTTGCGACCCAGCCAGGCCTCGATGTCGACCGAGGCGTCCTCGAGAAGCTTCTGCGTCGCCTTCGGCTTGGCATAGATCTCATTGACCGGGATGGTCTGGATGCCGACGGTCGGATTGTCGGTGGTGTTGCGAGATTCCGTCTCGCCGACCCAGCCGGCATCCGCTTCGTCTTCATCGATATTGAGCTCCAGCTTGTCGCCGGCAATCGTTTCGATGTACGCGAGAGACCGCATCGGGGAGGTTTCGTAGACGATGGTCTGCATCCGGCTGGAAACTGCCGGCGTGACGAGATAGCCGCCGTTGGGGTCAGAACCTACCGACATCGACTTCAACTCCGCATCATCGATCTTGCGCTCGCCCTTGCGGAGATAGGTGGCGAAGGTGTCCTGGTACGACTTGAATCCGACAAGATCGACCTTGTCATCCGACAGGATCGTGGTCGTCTTCAGTTCATCGCGGATCGCAAGGCGGGTTTTGTGGAATTCGCGCGCCGACTTCATCTCGGTTTCGGCATCGCTGCCGGTGCCGCCAATGCGGAGACGATTGAGCTTGCGCTCAACCTCGGCGCTGGCTTCGGCGGCCTTGACGGCATCCTCTGCCATCTTCTTGACCTGCGCCTCGATGGCGGCATGTTTCTCGGCGACGCCCTTCGACAGAACGTCGACGGCATCTTTCAGTTCATTGTCGCCGGATTTCTTCTGCGCTTCCTCGGCAAGCTTGCGCACATCGGCCAAGCTCTTTTCGAAGTTGGACTGAAGGCCCTTGACGTTATCGCCAAGACCCTTCACTTCGCGCTGGACATCCTCCAGCACGTCTTTGATATCAGGCATTTTGTGCTCCTAGCGTGAGTTAAGTGAGAAGAGACCGTTCGTTGCCTTCAACTGGCGGCTAAGTTCGGTCAGATCGAGATCGTCGCCAGCCTCACGCCGTGCGATCTTGACGAGACGGCTCACGAAATCGCGTGCCGCCGATTTCGACCACCGCGGCCCGCCTGCCTCACGCAGGAAGTCTTCGGCGTCGGAAAGAGATTGGATTACGTCGATGTCGGATGATTTCACCGAACCAACGCGCGCCTTGTCGTTTGCCGGAAAGGTAACGATGCTCAATTCCACGAGATCGACCACCTTCAGCGTGCGGCGCGGATCGGTCGGCTTTGTGCCGGTGACAGCTTCCTTGGGCCTGTAGCCGATCGACAGTCCGTCAAGCCCGCCGTTCTTCAGCCCGGCATGGATCTTCTTGCCTTGATCGGTATCCAACGGGTCGATAAAACCCTCGACCTTCAGGCCCTTGGAATTTTCCTCCATATGCGTCCACTTGCCGACCGGAACGCCGTCATCGGCACTGAGGCCCCAGCCGCCGTGCTGCAGCAGCATCGGCGGATATTTTCCCTTGCCTTCCCACTCCCGCAGCGTTTCTTTGAAGGCGCCGCGCTCAATGACATCGCCATAGCTGTCGACGTTTCCGAAGACGGCGCCGTAGCCGGAAAACGTGCCGGCCTTGCTGCCGTCGCCGGCCAGCTTGAACTCGAAATCCTGATTAATGCGAATGATCTCAGGCATTGTCGTTCTCCGGTTCGGGCGCGCTCGGCGCCGGCACTGCGTTGGGCCGCGGCCATCCATCGGGGCCGATTGGAATTGTGTTCATCGGGACATAGAGGCGGTCGCCGCCAGGTTCCGGCGCCAACTCCTGGAAAGCGCGGACCTGATTCGGCGTCAGCCAGCCGGGATTGCTGCCGCCACCCAAGGCGATCTTGAAATACTCGGCCTTGTCCTTCATGGCGGGGCTGAGGAAAGCCTCCTCGGTGAAGGCGATGTAGACCCCGCGGCGGCGCTCTTCGCGCGTCAGCAGCCAGCGCTTTGCCGACGATGCGACGCGGTCCTGCCAGGGCCGAACGGTATGCACGAGATGCTGCAGGAACATCTGTTCTGCCGATGCAAAGGTCGGGGCCTTGTCGCCGGAATAACCGACCATGATCGGCATGACACCGGCGGCGCGGCAGATTTCCCCGACCTGAAACTGGCGGGTCTGGATGTGCTGGCTATCTACCCCCGTCATTGAGATCTGTTGCCATTTGATCCCGTTGTCCAGGACGGCGGTCTTGAACTTGTTGGCGAGGCCGGCCTGTGTCTGCCCCCATTGTTCTTTCAGGCGCTTCCGCGCAGGGTCACCAAGCTTGTTGTCGGAGGTGAAGATGCCGGACGGGTTCGCGCCGTTGCTGTGCAGCATGGCGTGGGTTTGTTCCGTCGCAATGGCGAGGCCGATCGATTCCTTGGCGAGGGTTAGAGCTTCAAGTCCTACCGCCCCGGTCCAGGACGGGCCGCGGAGATGCCAGATTTCGGATGGATCAAAGACGTCGACGGTGCCATTGAGGTTCGAATAGTGATAGTGCAGGCTTCCGTCCGCTTCGTCCTGCTTGACTGTTACCCGACTGGGCTCCAGCGGGATCAGCTCATCAATGCGGCCTGCAACTCTGCCGATGTAGGAATAATGGTTCCACTCAAGCGCCAGGTGAAAGCCGATTGTCTCGCGATACTCTAGGCCGCTTTGCCACTGATTCGGCTCATCCTCAAGCAAACGGAAGAGCGGATGGTCGCGGAGCTCCTGCCGATTTCCCTTCTCGTCGCGCTGATAGACCTTGCAGGGAACGGTGATGGACTCTGCAATACGGCGCGTGACGGCCAGGACGGTCGACACGTTGAGCGCGGTCTTCCAGTTGACCGAGACACCGGACTTCGACGGTCGACCAAACATGCCAAGCCATAGATCGTCGATCGTTCCAAAGACCGTGCCGCGCGACGATTTCCGGCCGACTGTACCGGCCATCGTTCCGAAGATGCCGCGCATTATTCGCCCTCGGTTTCATCGGGGCTGGGCGCCGGCCGGTCGCTCATGGACAGCAGCACGGCGCCGATGACAGCAAAGGCGCCAGCGGTGATCAGTCCGGCCGGCTGGTAGATCAGCCAGGCGCCATAGACGATCACAGACATGCCAGCAAAGCCCAGAACGTCGCGGGCGATCACGGCTAGGGTTTTCATGATCGCTCCGGGTTACAGGACGAGTAGGTCTTCGGTGTCGAGATAGGACTGTTTCGATTCCGGGTTCAGGCTCATCAGCGCCACAGCGTCGAAGAGCGCCATCAGCGGGTCGATCTTGGCGGTACCAGCCGCCTGCTTGGTGATGATGATGGCGTTCCCACGCGGCTCGACCTTGGCGTTGCCAACCGCCCAGGTCATGATCCCCTGGCCGGGATGGCTCAACTGCCCGGCTGCCAACTTGACTTCCGTCGTCTTCACGGCGCCGGTCATTTTCCAGCCTTGCGTCACGGCAACCACGACGTCGTCGCCTGCGATATCGACCTCGGCCAGGGCGTCGACGATGAGGCCGACGCCGGCAGGATCGAGACCGACCTGATGTAGGAGGCCGCTATCGTTCACGACCTCGGCAACCGCGGCCAGCTGGGTGAAGGCATCGGTCATCTCATCGACGACGATGAGTTCGCCGGCCTTGACGAAGTCCTCAAGTTGCGGGGCTTCGGATTTCCGGAGATCAAACACCTTGCGGTGGCACCAAGTTTTATTCCAGGACAACCACTTGCGCTTGGCGACATGACCTTCTTCGGCATCCGCCGTCACGCGGCCGACGACAGAAAATCCGAGCAAGTCATCGAGCCCGCCGCCGTCGATCCCGATGCAGACCACCTCGCATTGAGCCAAGATGGCATCGAGCGTCAGCGTCGGATCGGCCTGCTTCAGCCAGTACGCGGCGCCGGCCCAGGCGTCGGTTCGGAGCGCCATGCCGATCTCGACGTTGTGATGCTGGGACGCGAACAGCGCCAGGGCGGCGGGGCCTTCCTTTTCGGCCGTCTCGAGGTTGGTGCGCAGGAATTCCAGGCTGAGGGACCGGCCCAGATTCGGGCTGACCAGCGGCCAGTATTTCTCGTTCTTCCAACCGCCATCCTTGCAGATCTCGGGCGGCA